AATCACAGTACGAATGCAAGCAATACGATCTGCTTCTTTGTCCGTATTACCAGACTTTTCGCCCAATGCTTTGGCCCAAAGTCTCCAAAGTGTTTTCATTGCAGATGATCAATGTTTTCCTGATGCAAGTACTATCCGGCAAATGTGTTCTAATCGTTCAATGTGCTCGTATGCTCGCCAAGGGCTGGTGTCGATGGCCACAACACCGTGACCCTTGATGCCCACAATGTCGTAAGCAATGTTGCCGTCGTTGTCTAACTGTAAATTCTTGTGGCATTGGTCTGCAAGCTCTTGACTGATAGGAGCAACATCTCCTACATTGGGTGCCACCCGTGTATAACGATTGAGTTCTGGAAAGGCATCACTAATAGTACCGAGGTCAATGCCGGCATGCATTGCGGCAATACAATAAGTTGGATGTACGTGTACCACTACTCGCACATCACCTGCATGTTGTCCCATTTCTCGTTGTAGGCCAAAATGTAGGGGAATCTCTCCGCTGGGTCGCAGATTCTTGCTTATATCGGTGTATGGCAAGTCTCTCCAGATATAGTTAAAAATGCCAGTACCATGACCGCTATTGATAGTTCTATCAATGCTGATCTTCTTGAACTGATCCGGCTGTAGTGTCTGCTTACGCACACCACTGGGTGTGATGTAAAAGTGATCACGGTCATGATGACGAATACTCACGTTGCCATCACGACTGGTGATCCAATTGCGTTTATAAGCGTCTTCTAATACTTCGCAAATGGTTTCTAGCATCAATTATCCTTCATAAATTGCACTATTTGCACCATGTTCGGCACATTCGACCCTAACACAATAACAACGATTGTTGGTCTTTTCTCTGATCAATTGATCAGCAAAGCGGAATGCATGTTCGGCAAACTTCTCTGCTCCTACCCCATCGAATATTCTAATCTCTGCTAGATCCAATGCTTCTAGTTCTTGGAATTTGGCCAAGTGTGGATCTTTTCGATCTAATGCCAGCTTGTGGTCAAAGTGATCTTCCAACCAGGCCTTGAGCAGTTTGAGTCCGCCAAAGTCCACAGCCCAGTTCTTGTTGTCTAAAGTATCACAACCAAATGTGAATGTGAATGCTAGACTGTAGCCATGTAGCAAGTGACAGTGACTGTGGTCTGCGTTGGGTTGTCTAAATACAGCACTCAACCCAATGTTGTGACCGTAGTGTTTTGTTGAATAATATTTTGCCATGCTGTTTCTCCTATGTTAATTTTAGCATAGGCTGGCAGAGTTTGTAAAGCGGGATGAAGCCAAGGCCGCTGTGTATTTATTATACACTATTATAGTGATTTGTCAAATTGTGTTGTTGGCCCTCGCATCCAAGTACTCGTCATGCGGCACCCAACCTTGGCGTGTAAGGAATCCCCAATCTCTTCGTTGTGGACCAGGCATGAACAAGGTCCAACACTCTACTGCAGGATCCAATTCGATACGGTGATAACTGTTGGCTCCACTGATGCGGAAGTGCCCTGCACCACGCCATTTGGCAATTTCGGCAATCTTTTGGCCTTGGCTATTGAACTGTGGAATCCATTCCCAATAACCACCTTTGAGGATAACGGTGGCATAAGACCAAGGATGATCATGCACATCGTCGGGATCTGATTTTAAAAACTTGTGCAAGAACACATTAAAGGGGAAACGCTGGCGATCCCGTAAGAAAAGATAGTAGCGTTCCAGATAAGGTTCGTTGTTTACCCGATCCATAACAATGCGCCGACGACCATGTCGTTCTAACCAGTTAAGTAACCATGTCATTGTGTTTCCTTTACAAAGTTAACAACAGCAGAAGTTGTTTCTGCATACGCACCTTGCATCATGTGATAACCAGTGTAGCAAGGATTTCCTGATGTGGCAGTATCGCTGTCAACTGCAACAAATTTTGTGGCACGACTGTTTATTTGTTTAACTCGGGCAAAGTTTCTCTCTGCTTCGGTATATGGTGTAGCTCGACACCCGTCTTTGACATGATGAATAAACAGTACAGGAACTGCAGGACTCCATTCAAACTGTGCAACATCTCTGGTACCGCTCATTATGAGTCCTTTGATTAGTCCAGTGTCGTTTTGTTTTTGCAGTCTTCGCATGATGGTGGTTATGCTAAAGGTGCCGTTGCTGTGTCCCATTAACCAGATTTGGTGCGTTTGGTAATATTGGCGTATCACGGCCTCAACACGATCCAAATGATCACTGCTGTTTCGCATGGCTGGATAGTAACTGCCCGGGTTATCGTTTAATGGATAAGGACTGTTGACTATGGCAAGATCAACACCACCTGCGTCGGATATGGATTTTAACATGCCGAGGAATCCTTTGGATTCTGTTTGCGGTTTGGGCAAAGAGAAACTGCCAGTGCCACCGGGCAAAAATATTACCATCTGTTTGGAACTGGGTTGTGTGTACCTCACAATGGTGGTGGGTTGACCCGTTCCAAAAAAACTTTTAGGAGCATCAACCGTTTCAATATTGAAGCCGTAGACTGAACTGCAAGCAACAAGAAGAATTAATAGTATTTTTTTCATACTATTATTATAACATATATGGTCTTTTATGCCAAATCAACGGGGCGCAAAGTCTTGTTGCAGTTTGATATTGTCCATGAACTCTTTTTTGGTGCCAGGATCGGTATTAAACGCACCTTTCAAGACAGTGGTTTGTGTAAGGCTTGAGTGTGCCATAATACCACGATTCTCACAGCAACCATGTGTGGCCTGTATGTACACACCTACATTTTCCGAGTCGGTTGCCCGTTGTATCTCCCGAGCAATATCAATACAAAGTTCCTCCTGGAGAGTACCTCGTCTAGCGCACCACTGAGCAATTCGTGTGTACTTGGATAGGCCAATAAGTTTGTTAGCAGCCAAAATACCAATATAAGCAACGCCAGTAACGGGTTGGTGATGATGGCTACACATGCTCCGAAGCTCACTGCGAACAACCAACATACCTTCGTAACGGTCCGCCGAATCATTTGGAAATGCTGTAGCATCGGGTTCTGGTTCATATCTTCCTGCCATTATTTCATTAAAGTACATTTTGGCCAAGCGTCGAGCTGTGCCTTTACTATTGGGATCGTTTTCGCGATCAATAAGCAATGTATCTAGCACTTTTTCAAACGCTTCAGTTGCTTCGTTGATTAGTTGTGCTTTTATTTTTTCATCAATGTATTCACTGATGTTGTCTCCGGCCCAAAATCTTTTGCCATTGCGTTTCATTACAAAACCCAAATAGTTGTGCATTGTGCCTTCTTGGTAACCGCTATCGCCGTACATGGCGTCAAGTGCTGTTTCTTTTTTGTCTGTCATTTTTTCTCCGAGTTAGTGACGAGGATGTCTTTGTTGTATTGTAGTATCTTTAGCCGGTAAAGTCAATGGTTCTCAAGTCCGGATACTGATGATATTTAGGCTCTGGGTCCACCAGGGGTAATTTTTCTATGCCCAATCGACAGGTCTCTAGTGTGGGGCAGTAGTGATAACCTTCGCCAAATGTCTGCTGTCGTTCCCAGGGTGACACCAATAAGTCTCTACCATCACTACGCATTAGGCTCAGTTCACGATACTGTGCATACGAGTCGGTCAGGATGGCACCGGCTTTGCCTATGCTGAGTGGTTTACCATGCCCAAAACTCAGACATTGTAGTTGTCCAGGCCTATACATACCGGGACGCAACAATCTGGCACTGTCCCAGATGTTGGTGCCTATGAAGTTGTACTCGCCTATAGAGTTCCAGTAGTCGGACCTCAGGGTATAGTGTACACCCAGTTGTCGCATCAGTTGTGGTATGCTGATGTAGGTAAATGCCGAAAACTCACAGGAGGTGATCCTGTTGAATCTAAAGCATAGTTCTATGGCATGGGTGCATCCGTCTGTAGCCACTACATACGGAGCACCAGTATATCTTGCCAGTTCTGATTCAAATCGAAATAGATCGTTAAACATCAATTAAAAGTAGTTCCGACTGCGGTGTAGATAGCAATATTGTTGGCACAAGCAGTCAAACATGCATCTCTTGCTGTGGTATAAGCGGCCGGGTTTGTGACCAAAATACTAGTCAAGTTGGTGTTGTTTTCTGTATACAGTCTAACCGGTACACCACTTAGTCCACGCAAGTTTAGGCTGGTCATTGTTGTGTTGTTGCTGAGTATAACATAAGACAACATGGTATTTAAGCTGAGATTAACCGAAACAAAACGATTGTAGTTGGCCCACAGTTCTTGTAGTGCTGTGTTCTTGCTAAGGTCAATGGTGGTCAAGTTGTTGCTGGCAATGTAAATTCTTTGCAATTTGACATTGTTGGAGAAGTCCAGACTGGCAAAGCCGGTCACAGTGGTGCCATTAAGAGTGGTATATGGCAACATACCGTTGTTGTTTTGTTGGAAGTCAACTTCTTCCAGGTTGGTCAATTTGCTGATATCCACAGTGGTGAGTCGGGTCTCGCTTAGACCCAACAATCGCAACTTGGTCAGACTACTCACATCTATAGAGGTGATAGGAGCCTGCCACAAACTTAGATACTGTAAATTTGACATCTTGCTGAAGTCAAAGTTGGTGGCTTGCTGATTATCAATCCACAAGGCTCTGAGGCTGATGAAGTTTTCTAGTCCGGTTACATCGGTGATCAGGTTGCTGGTGCCTGTGGCATAGGCATAGCCGTTGTCGGAAAATATACTACTAAATGTAGATCCACTGGTGGTAGTGGGATTGTAGAGATCTTTGCGTATACTCAACTGGGTGACACTAGATATGTTGCTGGTCAGTACTCGTCCGTCCACAACATCATCTAGACCCATGGCAATCAAGGCTCGCTCAAAATTGGCATCAGCAATCACAGTCCAAGTTGGTAGCACAACAGTTGTGGTAGACGCCGACGAACTGCTACTACTAGAAGGCATAGATGGATCTGCAGATGATCCACCTCCACCCCCGCCACAAGCAGTTAATACTAAAGTTAACAGAACAGTAGACAGTTTATACACAGCAATCCTTTAAAAGAGACGATGCTGTACTATAACATATCTTTCTTTTATGGTCAACTTATGCGCCATATACTACTTTTGACTGTCGCCTTTGCCTACACGATAGTTGTCTTCTACCGAATCAGGTGTGGAAACTTCAATCACAGTGCCGGCCTCAATGCATTCAAGTTGATGCGGAAAGCACGGAGGATTATGCCAAACAGCACCTTCATTTAGATGTTGTTCCCTTAGTTCAGCAGTATCAGTTAATATCCAGCGAACAATAAATTTGCCCGATTGTACATACCAAGTTTCTTCTTTTTCCCGGTGAAAGTGCATACTGAATTTTGCACCAGTTTCAAAGTTCATAAACTTGCCACAGTATCGATCGTTGGTGGCCCAGATAAATTCCGAACCCCAACCTTTTGGAACTAGTCCTTTTAATTGTGTCATTTTGTATACCATTTGTAGGCACTATCAATGATTGTGCCAATGTTGCTGTACTTGGGTTCCCAGCCCAATAGGTTTTTGGCCTGTGTGGCGTCGGCCACAAGTGCATCTGGATCGCCGGGTCTGCGTTCACCATAATTAACAAACGGTAAACCGTAGTGGTCAACCACATAATCAACTATTTGCTTATTGCTTATGCCCTCTCGAGTACCAAGATTCAGCACATAGGCACCCGGTTGTGGGTAGTCATCTAACAGGTAGTTTACACCCAATATGTGTGCCTGTGCTAGGTCCCATACATGCACATAGTCACGCACACAGGTACCATCGTCGGTGTCGTAATCCGAACCGTTGATGGTAAACGCACGATTGGCCATACTGGCTTCTAGCGCACGAGCAACAATATGTGTGGCTCCGGGTTCTTGGCCCAGGTCGTGATTAAAAGGTTCCGCACCGGCCGCATTGAAGTAACGGAAGCACATGCTGTGAATATCGTAGGCCTTGAAATAATCATCCAAGATTCGTTCGGTCATGGCCTTGGTGGCACCATATGGGCTAATGGGCTGTATGTCACTGCCTTCGTCAGTGGGCCAAGTGTCAGGTGTACCGTAAACACTGGCACTGCTACTGAACAGGATAACAGGCCGTTTGGGCATGTGTCTGACAACATTCAACATGGCAATGGTCTTGGCTATGTTGTTTGTGTAGTATTCTGCCGGATCAGTCATACTGGGGCCAACCAAACTGGTGCCAGCACAATGCACAACAACATCAGGTTCTAAGTTAACAATCATGGATAATGCCTCGTCGCTGGCAAAGTCGGCAATTAGATATCCATCAATATCTTTGAGTGTATGATCCCGCCGAACTTGATCGATGATGTGTACAGTATCACCGTTTTGTTGAAATGCTCGTGCGACATGGCTACCAATGTAGCCACACCCACCTGTCACGATGATTTTTCGGTTCATTATTTTGCTTTGGCGGCTACTCTTGCGTTCTTGGTTTCAGTAATTTCATTGCGGCGGGCTTTTACGGCCTTGCCAAGTTCGGCCAGGGCCTTGCGAGCACGAGTGCCTGCGGCATTGTTACCAGCTTCGAACTTGGCACTCTCTGCCAGGTATGTGTCAAAATGTTCTTGTAAATCTGTCATTTTATTTTCCTTTGTGTTAAATGATTATTCGTCTTTGTAGTCTACTACATTGCCTGCGTCGTCGGCACAGATAATGCGTACAACATCTCCGGCTTCATTGGAGATTTCAATCGGTCCCCAGATCCACCATTCGGTTTCATCTTGATACCAACCATCATCCCTCTCTTCTAATTCGTATGGGCTGTTCTCTTCTAAGAAGTCTTCAATTTCAGCTTGTGCTTCTTCATCCAACCCAGTGACATCAACATCATACCAGCAACCGCCGTCGTCCATGTTTACAAGCTCAACATTTTCAATGTTGTTGATTTCACAGTTTAACATATCAATGCTGTCTTTGCGACCATCGCCGCCGGGAATATGGGTAAATTCAAATTCAGGAGGATTGTCGTCTGAAGTTTTCACAGTCCACTCACCCCAACGAAAGCCGTTAGTGACTACAACCTTGCCTTTGCCGTCATGTTGAAGATATGTTTCAACTTCTTGTACATTTTTCTTATGATATGTTTTTACAGTCCATGTAGCCATTATGCTTTCTCCTGTTGTTCAAGCTCTAGAACTAATCGTTCTATTTCATCAACGGTTTGTTCAAAATTCTCTGGATTGAATGCAGTGTCAACTGCATCTGCGTCGGGATCTTTGGCAAGTCCTTGCCACTCCTTGATCTTGAGTGCTTCTGTTTCTGCATTGTCATTGGCCCATTGATTAATCCAGCGGGTTCCAGTCCATAGAGCTTGATATGTGTATGAGTTCTTGCCAGCAGTTTTGACCATGTACACACCTTTGTACACTGGGTTAATTTTCTTGGGGAACCAGTCGGTCATGTCGTAAGTGATGTCATCCATGGTGGCGTATTTTTCCCAGGTGTTCGAATCCTTGATCAAATAGAATCCAAACTCTGAGCCTTTACCGTTGGTGTCACCACCCCAGTTGTCGATTTGTTCACCGTCATATATCACGCTGTTGATGATGTCGTTGCCGTCAATTTCATCGTAGCCCAGTTCCAGTTTGGAGATGTCAAATGGTTGTTTGAGTTCAATCTCACCTTCAAAGAATGTGCCTTTCTCGTTGCTGACGCCAAAGAACACCACAGTACCCACCGGCTTCATACCAATCCAGTATTCTTCACCACCGCCCCATTCGGGTTCAGGTTCGTCACCATCTGCACCCATGCCTGATATGTTTTCAAGACTCTGTTGATAAACGGTGTCACCGTTCTCGTCATCGATCTGTACAGTGCCAGCATTACGATCAACACCGTGCTCGTGGCAAATGTCGTCGCAGTCATAGTAACTGCCCGGAGGAAACGGCCAGTATTCTTCGGGAATGTTGTGTTCGTCGGCATAGTCTGAGTCCCAAGCAAAGTCGCTCAGGTCCAGTCTGCGATGACGGAAGTAGTCGTAGATGTTGCGATCCACGGTGCCCATGATATACTCGCCACCATAGCCCCATAACGAAATTTTATAAGTGCGTGGTGTAAACTTGAGAGTCTCTATCAACAGCTCATGTTCGGGGTTCACTACTTCAACCGGTTCGGTTTTTTGTTTTTTAGCCATTACAACTCCTTAATACTTTGACTCATGTGTGTGTCGGCGATAGTCTGTACTCATACGCAACCAAGACTCGCCTGTGCCTTCCATAATGTCACAGATGCGATCAATGGTGCCATCGGTCCAATTGCTGATTTGTCCCATGCGGCTATGTGGTTGTTCCAGTAACCGGTACAGTTTGGTCACAGCATCATCTAGGCTCCAAGGGACATAAAGTCTATCAGGATCATTGGCAAAAGTCTCAGGGAAGCTACGATAAGCAGGATACAGTACATTCGATCCTAAAGTGTCAGCTTCGCTAACGGTGTTTGAAACCCAATCTTGTAAAGCACAATTAAATAACACCCTAGTATCATTGAGCAAAGCATAGTAATCATTTTTATCCAAGTCCTCATACACAGTCAACAGTCCACGGGCCTGCAAGTCCCGTGTGCGTTGCATATAACTGTCGTTGTTTGATTTCAATTTGCTTCCGGCAAACACACAGAATTCAATTTTAGAGTATGGGTTGTCTTCAAACACACGCTCAATCAAATCCATATAGAAGTCAGGTTGTTTCTCTTGATCCCATCGTGCCGCAAAGCCTACACGCATGGCACGATCCGCAAATGGTTTTAGTTCACCTGGTACTCTTGCACGGACTTCATCTTTACCGAACGCTAGTCCGGAGATGTTGTATACGGGGGCTTCCCAGCCTGCAATTTTCATGTGCATGACCATTTCTTCATTACTGGCCAATACACCAGTAACAAAACTGTCAACCATCTTTTCATACAAGCCCATCCACTTCGCCATGCCCCATACATGAACAAAATCATCAGGGTCAATGCTCTGTGCTAGACAACGAACATAAATCCTAGGTCTCAGATGTTCTGGCACTTGATTGATGATGTATGGTAATGATTCAATACCGGGCTGAAACATGTCTTCAAAGTACACAACATCTTCATTTGTGACTTCTCCTGCTTTCATCATCTTGACCAGATTCATCAGTTGGCTCATACCAAAGTATGTGCGTCCATGTGCATCTAGCACCTGTCCTGTAACAATGGCTTGGTCGTTGCTAAGGGTGTCTCCGGGCACCAACACATAATCAATGCCGCGGCGACGAAATACTGCTTCATTCCAATCCTGTAATTGTAGCGTGTAACGAGCTTTGTAGGGCTCCAGGCCCATGTAGAACAACTTACGCATCAACGATACTTCCAACTGGTATTACGGTCACGCGGCTTCCAATCTCGGCGCGACTCTTTGGGATACGGACTCCAATTGTCCTTGGGAATCTTTCCGGCCTTGACTCGTTGCCATTCTCCCCACGGAGTTTTTTCATTACCTAGATGACTTTCGTCGTACACATAACCCTGCTTCTTGCAGAACTCCAGATAGTCTTCGAGTTCATCAAAGAGAAAGTTGACTTCGGGTTTCATACGAAGATATTTTTTAAGCCATTCTTGTGACATTATATTTCCTTAAATTACAATTGAAAGGTTTGGACGGGTAAGGTTGTAGTGTATGACGCATCCGTTTTCACCGTCCTCGGATACTTCAATGGTGACATTGCGACCGGGATACCGTCCGGCAATTTGTATGTACAAATCATCTGCAATCATTTCGCATGACTTGTAGTCTAGTGCTAGTATAGCATCTTTGTATAAGTTTTCCAACCAGCGTTTGAATTGAATAAACTCAATATCGCGATCATTGTGGAACACCGCAATGCCCACTCTAAAGTGGAATATGTGACGATGTGGAGAACCTAAAAATGATACATCATACTCGTCGCCAGTGGCCAGGGCAGGATCAGTTGCGGCAGCCGGATAACAGTGAATACCTTCTTTCTGGAAGGTCACAAAGATGGTGCGCTGTGCGGCCTCTTTGATGCGCTCAATGGTTTCTCTTGCTTCTTGATTCATAGTGTTTTGTCCTTGGTATATTGTGGCCAATCAGTAAAAACTTTTCGATCTAATAAGTTGTGTAGTTGATGACACCAAACTCCAGGATTGGTTGAGTTGAAATCCTTGTCGTCTAGTTTGACTGTGGCATTGTATCCCAGTTGCAGGATATAAGGCAACTTGACTGAAATCATTGGGATAAAATTATGGTATTCAACAAAGCCGGCTTCTAGTAGACCTTCTGTACAAGTAGAGTCAATGTCCAGTGTGCATAGATAGTCTCGTTCCAGGAAATGATAGATCATGCGTTCCCACTTGGCCCATTCAGCACCATCGTTCACTGCTAGGTCGGGGAAACTTTGGTTGGCACCAAAATAGATATGCTGGATGTGTTTGGTCTTGTCATCGTAACTGGCAAAGTCGTCAATCCAGTCTTGGATTTCTTGCACAGATTGAATACCTACCACAAACAAGGTGTGTTTACCCAATGCAGGCGTGTGCTCTACTTCTATACCGGTGAAGAATTTTGCTTCCTCGTGCCCAGCTCTAATCATTAGCTTCGTCCTGAAGTTGTTGCGTTAGTTTAGCAATTTCGTCTTTAAAGTGCAACCTCTTTTTCTTCAGTTCGGCAATCTGTTTGTCCGAAAAGTTACCAGTGCGTTCCATTTGATCAATTTGCTTGTCCAGGGCATGGTGCTGTTGTTCTAAATGTGCAATTCGATTTTTAATCATTGCGATCCTTCCAAGTTGTCTAGTGCTGTTGAGTCAAATTCAGGTTCGTCTGCGTCATCTTCTGGTTCGTCCACTGAGAACAATGAATTAAACATGGTATTGGCGTTTTTGGCTTTCTTGCCTTTGAATCCACGAGTGCCCACAATCTCCATCCAATAGGTATCATACTGTTCAATGATATCCAAAGACTCTTGTTGGGTGGGAGCCGCAAATATGGCTTCCACAATGTCTTCGAATCGAGCATAGTCACCACCTTGTCGTTGCATCATGGCTGGGCGTTCGCCGGCATCAAATCGACGATTGGCTTCTTGCACTGCTGTGATGTGCATCCAAACATTATGACCCATAAGCAATGCATAGGAGAAACTGTCCCACGATGTCTTGCCTTCTTTGCCAATCTTGTTTAGATCTCCGGGCCGGTAGATACAGATGTCTTTCATCTTGAACATGTTGCTCAAGGGACTATCTTCCCAACGAGGGTATATACCATCTGCCACCACACCATCACTCCACTTGCGTGTGTCTAGGGCATACTTCTTGTCGTCGGCTGACGGAGCCATTCTATAGCTCCATTTCTCGCCATCAACAAACACATTTTCAAAGTAGACCTGTCCATTAGCTGTGGCCAAGAACGGACTTGCACAGTCAAAGGAAATAGTAAAAGCCGGGTTAACGTATTTTCTAACTGCCCTTTGGATCACAGTGAGTAGCACAGCCCACTCTAATTTGCTTGTGCCTAAGAAGTGCATCCAATCGTGTACACCTTCTTGTAGTAGTCCATCATACCGGAGTGCAACTAGTCTACGCAGTATCAAATGCACATCACACATGTTCTGTCCGCCCATGCCCCAACCATCAAAGTGTCGACCTGGATAGGCCTTGGGATCACAGAACACCTTCATCTCTTGATACCATTCTTCTGCTGAAGTATGATTGTCGCCTTGTAACACATTCAAGAAACGGGCACCACCTTCCGCCTTGCCCTTGCGATGCTTGATAAAGTATTCGTTGTTGAACTTGGTTGCCGCTACTGCTTCGGGTAGTGTTTTGATCTGACAAGCATCACTGGCCTTCTTGTCATGTATGACCCAAGTGGGAATATCCAATCCCATGCCATAGTTCGCAATGCCGTCCAGCCAAGTCAAAACAGCTTCGC